GACGAGGCGCGTGAGTTGCCCAAAGCTGTGGTGGATGGTTTGACATCGCGTGTTGGTCGTTATCCGACGAAGAAGCACGGCGGGTGCCCCTGGCGTGGCGTATGGATGTCGACCAACCCGATGGATAGCGACCACTGGTGGCATGAGCTGGCAGAGAAAAACCCTATTCGTGGCAAGTACCCTTGGAAGTTTTACAAGCAGCCGGGCGGTGTGGTCGAGGGCACCAAAGAGCATGATGATGCCATATATGCGGCGAACAAGTATTGGCTGAACAATGCCGAGGCTGAGAACGTGCAGAACTTGCCGCCGGGTTATTACGAGCAGCAGTTGGCCGGAAAGACGCTGGACTGGATACAGTGCTACGCCGGCGCGAAGTATGTGTATGTGCAGGACGGCAAACCCGTGTGGCATGAGTTCTCTGATAGTCTCATGTCGTATGAGGTTGAGATCGAGCCCGACTTGCCCGTGCATATTGGTTTGGACTTTGGCCTGACCCCTGCGGCTGTGTTTGGTCAGAAGATGCGCAATGGCCGCTGGCATGTTGTGCATGAGCTGGTGGCGTTTTCTATGGGGCTGGAACGGTTTGCGCATCACTTGATGGCAGACATACAGCAGAAGTTTCCCAAGTCTGAGGTGTTCATCTGGGGCGACCCTGCCGGTGCCAAGCGTGATGAAATTTTTGAGGTGACTGCGTTTGAGCATTTGCGCACGCTTGGTTTGCGCGCGCAGCCGACAGCGTCGAATGATTTTATGGTTCGGCGCGAGGCTGGTGCTATGCCGATGAACAGGTTGATTGATGGCAAGCCCGGCCTGCTTGTGTCGCGTGATTGCGTGCGCACCCGCAAGTCTTTGTCTGGCGGCTATCACTTTAAGCGTGTGGCGGTCGGCGCCGGGTATGAGAGGTTCAAAGATGCGCCGAATAAGAACGAGCATTCGCACGTCGGTGATGCGTATGGGTATTTGATGTTGGGCGGTGGCGAGCATCGTATGCTGACACGCAACCCAAATGGCAGGGCGCGGTTCAAGCAGTTGCAGGCCAAGACTGAGTTCAGTGTGTTCTGATGGACTTTAGCAGTATTCTGACAAACAAGAACGTCACGCTTATGCCGTTTCGTTGGTATCACCCGCGCGCGATGAACTTGCGCCGCTTTGATAGAGAGGCGTATGCAAACTTGCCAAATTTTGACGAACGGTTGCGATACTACGAAACTCAACCGCACAGCTACACGGCATTCGTTAGGGGCAAGCCAGCCTCTTGCTTCGGTGTGCATGAGATTTGGCCGGGGGTTGGAGAGGGTTGGTTGATTACCGACGAGATAGTTGCAAAGTTTTCTGTAACGCTTACACGCAGCACAATGCGGTATTTTAATCTAATTGCTATCGAAAAGAAATTACACCGCATTCAGTTGACGGTGAACACGAAAGATTTGCTTGCGGTTCGGTGGGCTCATGCGTTAAAATTTGAGCAGGAAGGCGTCATGCGTAAGTATGGGCCAGACCAAACCGATTACCTTATGATGTCGAGGACTTCTGATGAGCAACCTATTTAAATCTCCGAAAATGCCGCCGCCCGACCCGTCGATTAAGGAGGCGCAAGAACGTCAAGAGGCTCGCATCGAAGCCGAGGAAAAAGAAACGCGCAAGCAGATGGCGGCGCGCCGTCGAGCCCGTCGAAGAGGTGGCATGAGATTGCTTTTGTCCGAAGAGCGCGACGCACCAATGTCCGGGCTGAAACCTTTTGAGGGAGAACAGTAATGGGCTTTAGTTTAAAAAAAATGTTTAAGAAAACTATTCGCAAGGTTGCCAAAAAGCTTTTGCCCGATAAATATGAAAAAGCCTTTGTGGGGCCGACGGGTGCCGAATATCGCACGGCTGCTGAAGCTGAAGCTGCGAGAACCGAAGCGAAACAGGCTGAAAAGTCGACACGCGAAGACCGCGAGCGTGCATCGAGGCGACGAGCGCGCCGACGAGGGAGGCGGCAGTTGTTGTCGTATGGTCGACTCGGCGCGTCTGCGGAAGATGAAAACCAGAAAAAGACACTGGGATAATGTATCAATAGAAGGGACATTAGGATAATGCCAAAAGTTATTGGAAAAGACGGCAAGACCCGTCACTTTGCATATTCAAAGGCTGGCATGAAGAGTGCCAAAAACTACGCCAAGGCAAGCGGCGGTCGTGTAGAAAACACGAGCCCTAAATATAAAATGGCTAAAAAGAAAGCCTAGCTGATGCGTAAGTTTGCCAAGGTGCCGAAGGACAAGAAGTCCGGCCTGCCACGCAAATATGTTTCTGGGTCAAAGAACCCAGACAAACAGCGGGCAGAGATAAAGCGCACCCGGCGACTGTATAAGCGTGGTCTTTTGACCGGCGCAATGATGGACAAGATATCGAAGGAAAGAGCGCGTGGCTAAGTTTGACAAGATACCCGGCGCCGGTCGTTTCGGTAACGACAAGTTGATGAAGGTCTACAAGCGCGGTCTTGGTGCGTACTATTCATCAGGCAGCCGCCCGAAAGTGTCAGCGCATCAATGGGCGATGGGTCGTGTCAAATCTTTTGTGTCCGGCAAGGGTGGGGCACGCAAGGCTGATGCCGACATCTTGAAAGGCAAGAAGAAAGATGGCTGAAACACCGGCTTGGCAGCGCAAAGAGGGAAAGAACCCCAAAGGCGGTTTGAACGAAGCAGGCCGCCGGTCTGCTCGTGCGCAGGGCATGAACCTTAAGCGCCCGGTTAGGTCTGGCGACAATCCGCGCCGCGCATCTTTTTTGGCTCGGATGGGCAACATGCCCGGCCCAGAGCGCGACAATAAAGGCAACCCCACGCGCCTGCTTCTGTCTCTCCGCGCTTGGGGCGCGTCGAGCAAAGCAGACGCCAAGCAAAAAGCCGCAGCAATAAGCAAGAGGAACAAAGCCAGTGCATAGTGTTGAAGAAATTATGAAACGTCACGCGGTCGCGCAGCGTCGCAAAGACAACTGGCGGCAGATTTACGAAGACTGCTACGAGTTCGCCCTGCCGCAGCGCAACCTGTATGACGGTTATTACGAGGGCGGTGGCTCGCCGGGTCAGAACAAAATGGCTCGCGTTTTTGACAGCACCGCCATCAATGCGACACAGCGGTTCGCCAACCGCCTGCAAGCTGGGCTGTTTCCTGCCTATGCTCAGTGGTGCCGTTTAGAGCCCGGCCCCGACATCCCAGAGGATCGTCGGCTGGAAGCTCAGATGGCATTGGACATTTATGCAGACAAAATGTTTGCGCTTTTGCGCCAGACAAACTTTGACCTAGCTATGGGCGAGTTTTTGCTTGACCTTGCAGTGGGTACGGCTGTCATGTTGATACAGCCCGGTGACGACCTCACGCCAATCCGCTTCACAGCAGTGCCGCAGTATCTGGTCGCCATCGAAGAGGGCGCCTATGGCAAGGTGGACAACATCTATCGCCGTATGCGCATGAAGGGCGAGGCCATAGCGCAGCACTGGCCTGATGCTGAGATACCGCCGCGCCTGCAACGCATGATTGATGACAAGCCTACGGAAGAGATAGAGCTAATCGAGGCCACGTTGTACATGCCAAACGAAGGCGACTTTTGCTACCACGTCATCTGGCCGGAAGGCAAAGACCAGTTGCTTATGCGCCGCATGAAGTCCAGCCCTTGGGTTGTGGCTCGATACATGAAGGTCGCCGGCGAAGTATACGGACGCGGGCCATTGGTCACAGCCATACCCGACATCAAGACGCTAAACAAAACACTTGAGTTGCTACTCAAGAATGCGTCGCTGTCTATTGCTGGTGTGTACACCGCCGCCGATGATGGCGTGCTGAACCCGCAAACCATACGCATCGCCCCTGGCGCGATTATACCTGTAGCGCGCAATGGCGGCCCGCAGGGTGAGAGCTTGCGCCAGCTACCACGTTCTGGCGACTTCAATGTCAGCCAGATTGTGATTAACGACCTACGCATGAACGTCAAAAAGATTATGCTCGATGACACGCTGCCGCCCGACAATATGTCGGCGCGTTCAGCGACTGAGGTTGCCGAGCGCATGAAAGAGCTATCACAAAACTTGGGCTCTGCTTTTGGGCGCTTAATCAATGAAACGATGATACCGATGATTTCGCGCATCCTGTACGTTATGGATGAGCGAGGATTGATTGAGTTACCTCTCCGGGTCAATGGCCTTGAGGTCAAGGTGACGCCAGTGTCGCCGATTGCGCAGGCACAGAATATGGGCGACATCGAGAAAATCATGCAGTGGGTGCAGCTATCGTCTGCGCTTGGCCCGCAGGGTCAGATTGCAGTCAAGACGGACAGCATATCAGACTATGTTGCTGACAAACTCGGCGTGCCTGCTGATTTGAGAACCACGCCGCAAGAGCGCGAACAAATTTTGGAACAAGTAGCGCAGGCTGCTGAGATGGCAATGCAGGCAGAAGGTGGCGGCGCGCTTCCCACCGAAGAGCCGCAAGAGACTTTATAGACAATGTCAGAAACAATCGAAGGCTGGGAAAGCCTGAACCTAGTGCAGCCAGAGCTGCGACTTACACAGCAAGATAATCAGGACGATATCGACCGACTATACTTGCGTGTGTTCGGCAGCGACGATGGGCAAGAACTTTTAACACACTTGCGGTCGCTGACGATTGAACAGCCGACGTGGTATCCGGGCGAAGACGCTTCGCACGGATTTGCCCGCGAAGGCCAAAACTCACTAGTGCGCGAAATTGAGCGCCGTATTAAGAGAGCATCAGAACTATGAGTGAAACTGAAGGGCTGTTGGCCGAAGCTACCGTTGAAAGCGACGATAACCAACAGCAGGAAGAAACCACCATCCCCCATCAACAGGCAGACACTGAGCCGTCTATTGATGACCTTACGATTGCCACCGAAGACGAGGAAGTAGATTTCGAGCGTCCAGAGTGGTATCCAGAAAAATTCTGGGGCGATGACGGCCCAGATTTGGAAAACCTAGCCAAGTCTTACGGCGAGCTGCAAAAGAAGTTTTCGCAAGGCAAGCACAAAGCTCCCGACGACTATGACATCAAAATTTTTAGTGACGCAAGCGTCGAAGTCGGCGACCCGTTGCTTGAAACTTTTGTCGGCTGGTCAAAAGAAAACAATATTAGCCAAGCCGCCTTTGAAGACTTGGGGAAGCAGTTTATCGAAATGGCTGGCGATGTAGAGCAGGAAGAGAGAATTTCTGCCGAGGAAGAGTATAAAATGCTCGGCGCTAATGCTGACGCCACCATTAAGTCAATGACGGATTGGGCGTCGGGCCTTGTTCGCAAAGGCGTGTGGGGCGAGGATGATTTTGAAGAGTTCAAGATTATGGGCGGCACCGCACAAGGTCTTCGGGCTTTGCAAAAGATACGCAGCTACTATGGCGACCAGACCGTGCCGGTCAATGTGGGTGTTCCAGAGGGCGCGCCTTCAAAAGAAGAGCTTACGTCTATGGTATCCGACCCGCGCTACCAAAGCGACCCGGCGTTCCGCGCCAAAGTCGAGAAGGCTTTTCAAACCGTATACGGCAGCGCCGAGTACACAGGCTCCTAAACTATGGCGGGGATGTGTTTACATCCCCGCTATTTTTTTGTATTATTCGGGTGACGGACAACCTTATGGCCCGACAGACCCGCTCCGGGGTGCAGCGTGAGCGCCCAAGTATCAGCCCGGTAACGGATACCTGAAACGATTTGTATTAAAACTTAATCTGAAAGGAACTTGTAATGGCTCTAGGCATTACTAACGCTTTCGTTCAGTTGTTCGATGCAGAGGTTCATCAGGCATATCAAGGCGCACGCGCTCTTGCTGGTGTAACTCGTGAGCGAACAAATGTCGAAGGCAATCAGGTGAAGTTCCCTAAAATTGGTAAGGGAACCGCCACTGTTCGCGTTCCGCAAGCAGATGTAACTCCGCTGAACGTGACTTACTCTCAAGTCACCGCCACTATGTCGGACTTCATTGCTGCGGAATATTCCGATATCTTCCAACAGCAGAAAGTCAACTTTGACGAGCGACGTGAGCTTGTTCAGGTTGTCGGTAACGCTATTGGTCGTCGTATGGATCAGCTCGTCATTGACGCTCTGAATGCTGCATCCAGCCCGTCGACTGTTGCAACTACCGTTGGTGGTTCAGGCACAAACCTGAACCTCGCCAAACTGTTGGCAGCCAAAAAAGCATTGGACACGAAAAACGTACCGGCAGAAGGCCGCTGCGCTATCATCCACGCAAACGGCTTGTCAGCTCTGTTGGACGAAACCGAATTGACTAGCGCAGACTTTGCCACCGTTAAGGCTCTGTCGACTGGTGAAATTGACACCTTCCTTGGTTTCAAATTCATCACAATCGGCGACCGCGACGAGGGTGGTCTTCCGCTTCCGTCAACTCGGACTAACTTCTTTTTCCACCGCGACTCAGTAGGTCTGGGCATTGGTATGAACCAACGCTCCGAGATCAACTACGTCCCAGAGAAGACTTCGTTCCTCGTCTCTTCAATGTTCTCGGCTGGCGCCGTTGCCATTGACGACGAAGGTATCGTAAAAGTCTCGTCAACCGAGTAAGGAGAAATATTATGGCTTTTGTATTAGCTGACTTCTCGCCTCTCGGTGGACAATCCAAAGCAGGCAACACGCCAGCTCTGTATGTCTACACGACGACTGAGGCACACACCGCTGTTGACGCATCGGGCTACTTCAATGACATTTCGGACACTTTAGCAGTGGGCGACATGATTATTGTACACGGCTCGACTGGCGGCACCCGCACGGTAACGAACCACATTGTGGTATCGAATGCCAGCGGCGTCGTCGACGTGTCCGATGGCACCACCATTGGCGCTGTTTCTGACAGTGACTAAATCCGGCTGGGGGTGGTTCGCGCCACCCCCATCCATTTCTTGGAGGCGTAGATGGCTGCTGGCGATACCAAATTATCAATCTGTTCCGACGCATTAATCCTTCTGGGCGCGGCACCGCTGTCCAGTTTTTCTGATGGCACAGATGAAGCCCAAGTCGCAGACCGCCTCTATGACGATGTGCAAGACACATTGCTCATGCAATACGCATACTCTTGGTCGGTTAAAAAAGTGAAGCTGTCGCGCCTTGCCGACACTCCTATCAACGAATGGAAATACAAGTACCAGCTCCCCGGCGACATGCTGGGCAACCCAAAGGCTGTGTTTAGCACCAGTTCTGTGGGCGGTCAGCCGGTGCGCGACTTTGAGATTTATTCAGACGGGGTGTTTACCAATCTGGAA